ATCCATTCTCTGGCGACTTCGCTGGTGCCACAATCAAGTGGGCTAAGGATCATGAACGTGGTAGAGCAAAAGCAGAGAAAGCCAACCCTGATTACTAGGAGCTTTCATTTTTAATCTTTCTCCATAATACTAAGGTACGGAGTTTAATATGGCAGCAGTTATCCTCGAAAATGAGGAATTGAACAATGAGCGTTTTGATAGCTTAGATGACATGTCTGTAGGTACAGCGGCACAGGAACCCTCACAAGAGGCAAGCCCTGCGACTAATGAACCAGCAGCAGTCCCAGACAAGTACAACGGTAAATCACTTGAAGACGTAGTTAGGATGCACCAAGAAGCTGAGAAGCTATTAGGTCGTCAGAGCTCAGAAGTAGGTGACTTACGTAATGTAGTCGATAGTTACATCAACACACAACTCAAGTCACAGGAGCCCGAACAGGCAGCCCATGACGCAGATGAAGATATAGATTTCTATTCTGATCCCGAAAAGGCTATCAGTCGAGCAATTGAGAATCATCCTTCAGTAAAGGCAGCAGAAGAGTCAACGAGAGCTTATAAAAAGCAAACCTCCATGGCAGCACTTCAGCAAGACCATCCAGACATCCCACAGATCATCAATGATCCTAAGTTTGCTGAGTGGATTCAAGCCTCTAAGATACGTACTCGAATGTTTGTACAGGCAGACCAACACTTTGATACTGAATCGGCTCACGAGCTCTTCTCCTTATGGAAAGATCGTAGTGGCGCTATCAATCAAACGCTTCAGGCTGAGAAAGAAGGAAGACAGAAGGCTGTCAAGGAAGGATCTAATGGATACACTCGCGGTAACCCAGATTCTAGTTCTTCCAAAAAGATCTATAGACGAGCTGATATTATTAAACTTATGAAAACCGACCCAGAACGCTACTTAGCACTCTCAGACGATATCCAACAGGCATACGCAGAGAAACGGGTCAAATAACCTTAACATAGAGAGAAATTAAAAATGGCTACTTCAGTATATCCCGCACAAGGCGGAACAGTAGATAACACTTCAGCAGCAAGTTTCATTCCAGAGATTTGGTCTGATGAAGTAATTGCAGCGTACGAGAAATCACTTGTACTTGCCCCTTTAACTAAGAAAATTGCAATGCAAGGTAAGAAAGGCGATACAATTCATATCCCTAAGCCTACCCGTGGCGTTGCTTCTGCTAAGGCAGAGAACACAGCCGTAACTATCCAGAACGCTACAGAGTCAGAAGTACTAGTTACTATTGACCAGCATTTTGAATACTCACGCATGATCGAAGATATCACCAACGTACAAGCTCTAGCTTCCTTACGTCAGTTCTATACTGGTGATGCAGGCTACGCACTAGGCAAGCAAGTAGATAGCGATCTATTCGGCCTAGGTAAGAAGTTTGGTGATGGTAACGGTTCTAGCTGGCACACAAGTGCTGCTTTCTACAATGACGCTGCTAACGGCACCTCAGCTTACACTGCTGACACTGTTGTACCTGCTGACGTATTTGCTGATAGCTTCCTACGTGACATGGTTCAGAAGCTTGATGATGCAGACGCCCCAATGGACGGACGCTTCTTAGTGATTCCACCTTCAATGCGTAATGCTATCATGGGTGTTGATCGTTATGTATCTAGTGACTTCGTTAATGGCCAAGGTGTTGTTAATGGTAAGATCGGTGAGTTGTATGGTATCGACATCTATGTGTCTACTAACTGTCCTACTCTGGAAACTGCTGCCGAGAACGCTGCTACTGCTGGTGGTGCTATCCGTGGTGCTCTATTGGGTCACAAAGACACTATGGTCTTGGCTGAGCAACAAGGTGTACGCTCTCAAACACAGTACAAGCAAGAGTTCTTAGGAACCTTGTATACTGCTGACCGTTTGTACGGTACTCAGGTATTGCGTCCAGAGACTGGCTTCATCATGGCAGTCAACGGTTAATCTAAACTAACCACTAATGGGAGTCTCTTGTAACTAAACTTGAGACTCCTTTTTTTTACACTTTATTCAACTAATAGTGGTAACTAATAATGGCAATATATCGTGGTACAGGTGGTACAGGTGATTCAACCCAAGACTCCACTATCAATGAAGTAACAACACAGGCAACCAATGCCGATGCTTCAGCAGTTGATGCTCTAGCCTCTCAGAATGCCGCATCTTCAAGTGCATCCAACTCAGCTTCATCAGCTACAGCTTCAGAAACTAGTGCAGCTAACTCAGCCGCTAGTGAAACCGCATCAGCTTCTACTGCGACAACTTCAGCAACAGAAGCAGCTAACGCGGCAACATCATCTACAAACGCAGCTACTTCAGAAACTAACTCAGGAACAAGTGAAACAAATGCAGCAACCTCAGCATCAGCAGCAGCATCATCAGAATCTAACTCCTTATCAAGTAAAAATGCTGCTTCAACGAGCGAGACGAACGCAGGCAATTCTGCAACCAGTGCCGCTTCAAGTGCGTCTACAGCTACGACTAAAGCGTCTGAAGCTAGCTCTAGTGCGTCTACTGCCTTAGTAAGTGAGCAAGCAGTAACAGCAGATCTAGCATTAACGAACGCTGATGTAGTTCTTACACACGCTGACGTTGTTAGTGCAGAAGCAGACAAGGTACAGACAGGTCTTGATCGCGTAGCTACAGGTAACGATGTAACAGCATCAGGTACTAATGCCTCTGCAGCCGCCTCTAGTGCCACAGCAGCAGCCGTTAGTGCCACAGCAGCACAGACAGCTAAGGTAGCTTCAGAGCTTGCAGAGACTCACGCAGAGACAGCAGAGACTAATGCAGAGACAGCAGAGACTAATGCAGTTACTGCTAAGGTTGCATCAGAGTTAGCTGAGACTAATGCAGAGACAGCTCAGGCAGCAGCTTTAGTATCTCAAAGTGCAGCAGCCGCTAGTCAATCATCAGCTACAGCATCAGCTACTACAGCAACAAACAAAGCCGCAGAGATAACTTCCTTAACGACATCCACTACTACAGTAGGTGTTGGTGGCAGCTCTACCTCTTCTTATAACTCAGGTACTGGTGTACTAAGTCTAGGTATCCCTACTGGAGCAACAGGTTCTACAGGATCAACTGGTCTTACAGGCGCTGACTCAACCGTAGCTGGCCCTCAAGGCACCCAAGGTATCCAAGGTATCCAAGGTGCTACAGGCGATGCTGGCCCTGCTGGAGCGGGTTCTGGAGATATGCTTAAGTCTGAGAACTTAAGTGGGTTAACTAACAATGCTACCGCACGTACTAACTTAGGTGTTAACGCTTCTTCCGTCTCCTTGCCCAAAGCTGGCGGCAGCATGACTGGCGATATGCTACATGGTGATGGGGTAAAGGCTAAGTTTGGTGCTGGTAGTGACTTAGAGGTCTTTCATGATGGTTCTGATTCATACATATCTCAAGTAGGCACTGGTCACTTAAACATAGTAAATACCACTGATGATAAGGACATCTATTTTAGAAGTGATAACGGCTCTGGTGGCACGACAGCATACTTCTATTTAGATGGTAGCGAAGGAACCACAAGATTCCCAGTTGCTACGAAGCACGATGATGGGGTAAAAGCTAAGTTTGGTGCTAGTGATGACTTACAGATTTATCATGATGGCAGTAATTCTCATATAAAAAACACTGGTTCTCTGTACGTGGCAAGTCAAACTTCTGGCGACCTGTATCTAAGATCGGATGATGATATTTTCATTCAGGGTCAGGGTGGTGAGAACAGTATCACCGTAACAGGTAATGAGGGTATAACCCTATACCATGACAATTCAGAGAAACTAAAAACAAAAGCCAGCGGTGTCGATATTACTGGCACTGTAATAGCAGATGAACTTCAATCTAGGAACGGTAAGTTATTCTTAGATGATAATGGCTCACATAATGGCGTTATCAATGCACCAGCGTCTTTGTTTATTAACTTTGATTCTGACAATAGCAGTACAACTGAGAAGGTTGTTATTGGTTACGACAGGGACAACACTACTGGTGGTACTGAGGTACTAGAAGTTAACGTAGCAGGCATAGACGTCACTGGCACTGTAACTGCTGATACCTTGATTCAAGTTGATGCCGTGGGTGGTTTAGATGCCGTTTTGAACCTAAAAGCACTTGAGGCTTCTGGCGCAGAATCAATAATCAAATT